AATACTCTCACCAGAAAATGCAGGCAGAAACTCGCACCATTGCAGGGCCGTGACGGCCCGGTCCATGTTGGTCAGGATTTCAGCAGGCAGGCGATTTTCGCGGGTGAAAATCCACGCGTCGCCGCCATCGGCATCATTGACAATCTCCACTGTGCCGCTCGTAGCCAGCGCTGAGCGACTTATCCTGATTGCGCCATTGCAGAGGTCGTATTGAGCGTTTGCCGGGCTTAGCGGCGATCCATCGGCTTTTATGGTAATGTCGTAACCTGTAAATTCCTGCGATCCGCTGACGATGTTCGCAAAAGGCGGAAATACCGCGTGATTGCTGATCTCAATCGTCGCATCATTTATTGAGTTGCTCGACAACCAATCAATGATATCCTGAGTCAAATATCCATCGAGTACAAACGCCGCGCGGTCCATGGCAAGCCTGTTTGTGGCGGTATCATACCAAACAGGGATGCCAGGCCCCTGCGGCGGATCGGTTGTCTGGACGGTGTCGCCGTCGTTTTCGAGAGTTCCGGAGAACTGCGCTCCGTCAAACGACTTTGCATAGACGCATTGCAGGTAAATATTTCGTAACGATTCAGGCAGCGTGTCTGTGAACCGGATTGTGTCCCCACGGGCCAGCCGCTCCATGCTTCCTGCAATGGCCGTTCGATCACCTGCGCCGGTATTCGAAATCACATAATCAGCGTATGGCGGAACCTGAACGACGTTGCCACCGCTAATCCATTTTGCTGTCGCATTGAAGGTTGCGCCGCCCGATCCCGCCTCAAAGGTAGTCGTGATAACTTGAGGGTAAAACGTCAGCCAAAGAATCTCATTTGAAATGGACCATGATTTGATTTTCGCTGTCAATTTTGCAGGGAAATCTCGTCCGCCGAGCGCCGCGACGGTGACGTACAAATAATCATCATCCCACGTCCAAGTCATCAGGTCGTTTGAACCGTTAATTCCAGCGACGTAATCCAGGCTCAAAGGATACCTCCTGATTTTCTGAACTGCATACTCGGCCCGGCCACCAGCCACCTGCGTCTCGGATGTTGCGAGCAATTTCGGCAGGTTGCGCGCAGGGTGTTGCGCCTCAACCCCTGCGAGATAGTCCCCGGCGTCGTGGATATCCTGATCGGCCTCGCTCGATCCGCCGTCAGGGCCAATTTTTGAGTCGTAGGCGATTTGATCAAGGACGCCCTCGCCGGCCGGCGCGAAGGCCCCGTATTTGACAATCGACACATCGCCCTCGTCAGCGTCTTTGTCCGCAGTTGGTTTGTCGATCAAATAGCCATAGACTCCGTTACCGCTGACAAATGTGATTTGGTCTGACTCTGACAGCCCGGAGTTATTCGGATTTTGGATGCCAGCCAACTCGCAGATTGACGGATGCGCCGCCCGGCCGATCAGCGTCACGGTCCCTGGTTGAGCGATCAAATAGATATTGCGGGCAAGCAACAACTCGCCCCATAGCGCCGACGGAAACGGCGCAGGAGGCACATTGAGCGAAAACTTCGGGCACAGTGTCAACATGCACGGATAGTTGAATTTGTTCAAAAACTCATCCGGCACATTGCGCGCCGGTGGATCGCCGGATAATGTTTCCTGCCACTGGCAGAACCACTTGTCCCCGCCCACGTTGTCCGTGCCTTTGGCCTTGTCCGGGTACGAGTCGCTCCAATCGCGCAGGCAGTATTTGCACATCAATTGAGTAGGCTGATTGCCGTTTGTTGCGTCGCCAGTCTCGCCGTAAAAATCGATACGAAATGAGTCGTAAGAGGAATATGCCGACGCGTCGAAATACGTGATCCAGCCGCCGGAATAGTCGATGTAAACATCATCAGCGGCGATCACATCGGCTGTTATATCAGTCTCCGAGCCCGCCGAAATACCTATAACTCTCAGAGTGTAACGCCAGTCTCCGAGCGTCACTCGCGGAAACGCTATTTTGCCGTTGTAGAGGACTTGCGGCGATGCGGAGTATGCGAGCGTTTCCTGTTTGGCCTCCACAAATCCCGACTCGAACGGCGGCAAATATCGCCATTGCGGCCTGTCTAATTCGCGCCAGATCTCGATTGTCTCCGGCCCGGTCGCGCTGATTGATTTGTGAACTGTAAACGTGGTTTGAGTCGATGACGAGTCATAATCCACCGACACGATGCGCAATCTCTGGTTGCGTATGTAAATCACATCGCCCGGCTGGATGCGAGTCTCGCCGGACACTGGAAACCACTCGTTAGGGTCGCCGATAGTGTGATCAACTGTAACTGAGTTACCGGACGCCGATATCAGATTCACCTCAATCGCCTGTGAGAAATTGGCGAAAAGTTCACCGCTAAATGACGAGATGTAAACGCCCTGTGCGAGCCATTGCAGCGTGTCAATCAATCTCTGTTGACGATAATAATACTCGTGGATAAGGTGTGGGTCTTGAGCGCCAAGCGGCGATGCCGGAGTTAATGACACTCGGCCTCGTGCGTCAACCGTTGCGGTCCACCCGGACGGTAGAGGGTAGAGATTGCCTGAGTACGGCGCTGTTGTTGGGGTTGACATTATGGGCCTGCTCAATCAATTATAATCGCTCATGGCGCCGGGGCCTCCAGTTTCGGCGCTCTGATGGGGGCGCCACGTCGCGATGATTCATCGGGCGGGGCGCTAGGGCTATTTAGCCCTTGACACTCGCCCGCCGTCGTGCTCTCATTTGCAAGTCATTGCGCACTGACTCCATCGTTCGTTTCCCTTTTGCATAAAGCCCCTGCACCACACTGCGGGGGCTTTATGCTTTCAGCAACTTTCCTTGCTTCATCTTCCGATTTATATGATCCAATATGAAACACGACATCGCTGCATAATGCATCATGCGCTTTGTGAAACTTTCTCAGATCGTATAATCCCGTTCCTGCGTTTTCTTCTATTTCATAATCGCCTGATCTCAACACGGTGTATGTTGGATAGCCGTAAACTGAATATGTTTTTCGATCCCACATCAGTAACTCCCTGTAAATGTCGCGATATATCCGCCGTCAGAAGGCCCGCTGTGGCTGTGGCTCGGCAACGATGCGCCAGCGCTGCCGACAGGAAACCGAACCATTGCGATACCATCAGACGCATTGAGCCAGAGCACCTGTGCCGGTCCAGAGTCGCCGACTGACAGCGTGTCAAGCCCGCTCGCTGGCTCTGCATAGTCTCCGGTTGATCCTGTGACCAATGCAAGCGCAATCCCAGCAATAACGATCTCGCCCATGGCGCCGTCTTCAATCGGCTCATTTGCGATCGCGATTTTCGTGTTGTCCGCGGACGCAGAAAACGCCGACAACTCCAAAACAAACTGGTCATTGTAACGAGGCTCATCGAACGTCTGCCCGCTGATGCGCGCGCAAGAGCCATATTCCAGCGCCGATCCTGTGGAGTTTTTGGCCTGGCAAACTGTATTAGGGAACAGGTTTTTTATTGACTTTTTGAGCCTCAAAATCTGGCCGTCCGGAGTTTCCGAAACTGTGAAATCATCGGAGATGGAAAACCCGCCAAGCGCTGCGAGCGCCAGGTTATTTATGTCGTCGGCCCTTATCGGTTCGCCGGGCCTTACCTTGCGCCAGTAGATCATGAGAAATTCCCAACCAATCCGAGAGGCGCGAAACTGGCCTCATCATAAATCTGCGCGATGTGGACTGAGCGGATGCGTGTCGTCACAACGCCGCTTTGCGGATCGTTTGCGTAACGAAACCAAACATACTCCCACGGCTCAGGCGAGATTGATTGCGTAACGACGCCACCGGACGGTGACCACACCTCTATTGCCTGCGTCCCCAAATCCTGAGCGACCAGGAAATCGTAACTGACCTCCCAGAAACCGTTTGAATTTTTGAAGAGCGATGCGCCGACGAACAGTACGGACCCGCCTGGGAAAATGTCGAATTGTGACGAGTTTACCTTACCTTGCAGGTTGCGCAGGTTGTCAATGTAAGTCGTCGTTGGGTACCCTGAAAACACTTTGCGAACATTGACGCTCATTTTCGGGCGGTATGCTGACACGCCGTCAATTGTATTTCCTGAAACGCCGATGGCAGTCCCTGTGTCCTCTGCTGCTGGATAATGCTCCTGTTTGGCAGCCGTGGAAACATTGGTAATCTGAACCTGTTCAGTCTGGAAATCGTAGCGCCAGAACTCGCCGAAGTCGTTTACTTGCTGGCCCTGGTCGTAGTCAAACTCCACAGTAACGGTTTTGAATTCGTCTTGCTGTGTGTCGCGGCGGATGTCGAAACGCGATAGCCTGATCAAGCTAAACGGCCACACGCCAGACGATGCCGCCCAGTGCGACGCCCCAGCGACCCATCCGAGCGTGCCGTACAAATCGGACGGCGCGACGTTTGTGTAAAACCGATATGTGTACGTGGCGCTTGGCCCTGTCCTGTCATAGGTGAGCACAGGAGACTCGATATTCTGTTCGGCCCGAAGCGCGCTTATTGTTGTCGGATCAATTGCAGCCATTGGTTATTGTCCAATCATGCATAGGTTGCGGCCATGCCGCCTTGTGTGTTGCGCTCGATAGCGGATAGTGTCTCAGCCATTGTGCGCTGTACTGTCAGTTGATCTTTTTGCAGGTTGCCAGCGGAAAAGCCCATTAGTTCGCGCGCGTTGCGCGACCCCATGAACCCTGTAACGCCCTCCATCAGGGGGGTGTCAGGAATGGCATTAGCCAGCGTTTCCGCCTGTTTTGTCGGCGATGAGTATTGCCCCATATCAATTTGTGGCATTGCTAATGGCGGACGCTTGGATGGATCAGCGACAGGGATATTTAGTCCAGTAAGTCCTCGTATTGATTCCTTCAATCCTTGCGTTTGCAAACCGAGTTTCAGCCCAGCGCCGACTCGTTTTGTTAAATTCGATTTTGCTGATTCATCGAGTCTCTTCCGCATGTTCAAAAACGATCCGCCGAGCCCTGCGAACATCTTCTTTAGCGGATTGGTCGCCCACATACTGTCAGCGGTTTTCTTTAGTTCCGTGCCCATAGTTCCAAGCACTTTTGCCATTCCTGATTTCAATGCGTCGGCCAGATAATTTACGACGAAATCAATCATCGTCATAAACATTTTTCCTATCTGCGACACGATCTTGCCAAACCCATCATAAATCTTTTGCAAAGCCTCACCGAAACCTGGGGATATCATGTTGCCAAGATTTTGTATGGCATCGCCCAGCGACTTTACCTGTGTTCCGATTGCGCCGATAATGGATAGGTACCAAGCCCACGGCCCAGCGATGAGTAACGCCCCGATGGACGCCAGCCAGCCCGCAAGTTTTGCTAGCCCAGTGACAATAGCAGGATTCTTGTTAACAAATTCCGTGATTTTGTTTATAACGCGCGTCATTCTATCGACCAACGGTTGCAACAGTTTGATCAGCGGCTTACCCCCTGCCTCCAGGAAATCGGTAAAGGATTCCTTCAGCCGCATCATTGTGTTTTTCCATGAGTTGGACGTTCTCGCCGCGTCCCCCTGGGCGTCGGCCGTGTCCTTCATAACGAGCGACAGCGTACCCCACGCTTTCATTGTCTCAGATATTTCCTGGCCCTGTTGGATCAGCCCCTTACTCAACAACTCGTTTTCAATCCGCGCCTGCGAGATAAATACACCGTATTTGCGCAGCGGCCTTGGCATGCCTGCAATCGCAGATTGGATGTCGGCCATCACATCCTCAGGCCCATTTGCAGCAGGATTGAATGATGCGATGTCAACCGCAAGTTGCGTCATTGTGCGCGATAATTTAGATGCATCGGAACGCGCAAACCCCATCGGGACAAACGAGTCCTGCAACGTATTGAGCCATCCCTTGAGGCTGATCTCTCCGATACCATAGGCGGCATTCATCTGCTTGACCCATTTCTCAACTTCCGGCGCTGTCTCCTTGAACACGGCGCCGAACTTGGCAATGGTCTCCTCGGCATTGGACGCGGCCTTAACAAACGGGATAAATGCCGTGGCCATTCCGGCGCCAGCCGCAAATATGCCGGTTCCAATCCGGCGAGCGATAGCAGTGATCGATGAGTTGAACCGCCTGAATTTTCGGAGTGATTGCTGTATGCCTGTAAGGCCAATCTCCACAAAGGCCCCACCAGCCCGAACATTGCCTGCGCCTGTCATAGCCATTTTATTGCCCCTTGTACGGGTTGAAATCGTCTGGTTTTAGCCTGCGCCGCCCGCCAAATGCGTTTGCGATCACACTGCAAATCTGCGCTGTGTGGTTCCACTGGTTGCGGTCTTTGGCCTCAACCATCCAATGAGCCTCGCGCGCCGTCATGTCTGCGTCAATTTGGACGCCTGCCAGAGCGCAGAGTTCTATTAGTTCTTTGCGTCCCCACTTGGCGGATTTGCCCCGTCTGCCTCGCCCCCGCCCAACTGGCGCCGGGAAAAATCCTGGATATTTTCCATAAGCGCTGCCATAGCGTCGTTGAAGACCTCGTCCAGAACCTCGTCACGAAATCGCTCTTGATCTTTAAGGCCACGAGTTATTGCCTGTTTGCGGCAGGCCACCCACATCAAATCCAAAAAGTCAGCCATTTTGAATTGTCCCGATTGAGACGACGCCATGAAATCGAGTCCATGCTCTCTCTCTGCCCTGTGGATCGTGTTAAACGTAACGTAAGGCGTCCACTCGCGCCCTTGCTTGTCTTTAAAACTCTTCATGTTGAAATTATCCCCCTTTTAGGATTATGTTAATCCAGTGGCTTTTTCCGGTTTACCTGCGCCGATGACAGTTGCTGAGTTTACCTGGACATCGTCCAATGGTTCCGACTGTGAGAATCCAGTGACATACCCGGACCCGGTCCAACCTGAGCCATCCTCATCATACCATTTAAAATATAGCAATGATTTGCCAAGCCATGCGTCACGGATTTGACCGTATGCTCTTCTCTCGATGTGGCGTCAACCTCTGTTGTTGTCATATCGACATCGATATCTCTTGCAAGCCCAACCTCATTATAGGTTGTGTCATCCGTTGACACTTCCAAAGTTGATTTGTATCCAACCTGTGCCATGTTAGATCACCTCCAATATCTTTATGTAGTGAATAAGAAAATAACCCTTGAAGTTATCCTCCATCGGTATCGCCTGCGGGTTTGTCGCCCGCGAGCCTAGCGTTGTGTAACCTGTGATTGTCGGGCTTGACCGATCAAGCGCGCGCCATACGTTCATCGCAAGCGTCCTGAGCGGTTTATCCGACCCTATTTTATCGCCCCATATATTCACCTGGACTTCCGCAGTAGAGCCGCGGCGCCCGCGGTCCCCAAGCGAATCACCGCTGATCAACTCAAGAGCGATGCATGGATTTGGAGACTCAAGCGCAGGCTCTGACCGTGAGAAAATCGCAGGCCTTTGCACCCCATCGCCGAAATCGAATGTCGCTAAATCTGCGATGATCTCATTGTGAGTAAGCAGTGTCGATTTGACGCCCGTGATGATTGCCATTATTGAGTCCCTCTTTTGTTGGCCAGGATGCGCCCCTCTGGAGTCCTGCGGAGTTTAATTGCCTTGAAATATTTCGGGAAATCTCTTCGCGCGCGCTCCAGCGCCGGACGCATAAACGCCCTGATAGGATAACTTCGCCCGCCAAACCGTAACCCGAACTCATGAATTCGCCCATACGCAGCTGACAGCAACGGCCCCACAACAACGACGTCTCTCAATCGATCATATCCGTGATGAATTTTGCTGCGCAGGTTGCCAGTCTGGACGTTGGGCGGTTCCGGCGGTGATGAAGGCTCGCGGTCCTGCCCGCCACCATGACGCATTGACTGCTTTGCTTTGGCCTCCACAATGGCGCCGCATTTCACTAGCGGATCAACTGAGGCATGCTGGACGGCGCGCATCACAAGTTTAGGATGAATCTTGAAATGGACTTTTGCCCTGATCATAGGTCAACCGGCCTTTGGATCGCCTCAAGTCGAACAACCCTGTATTGAGTGCCAGGTTTGTGATCCAGCGCAACAACGCGATAGTATTGATACTCCGCATCGCTCCCGATGGACTGGTTGCCATACGCGACAATAGCCCCGATCGAGATAGCGCCTGATGACAATAGGCTCCTGGCGGCCTCACCGGTCGCCGTGACTGTTGGGATTGCTGGATCACCGGTGGACAGGATGATTTTGTAACCCGCCCCGTCGGCCTGCGCCGCCGGCAACTCAACATCACCGCTCGCCACCTTGATCCTCGCAGCCGTTCCGGCGCCAGTGATGGCTGTAACAATAACGGCCCCGCTTGCGATTGCTATGCGAGACCCGGCCCCGTCGGCCGTCACCGCTGGCAATGCAGGCGAACCGCTCGCCGTGTGTACCCGTTGTGCAAACCCGTCAACAGTGATTGCCGCGATTTGCACGGCCCCAGAGGCAACCCGGAACCTTCCAGACTCCCCGTCAGCCGTGATTGATGGAATCAATATTGCCGCTGTGACTGTGACTCCGCGGTCGGCGGCCCCGTCAGCCGTGACCTGTGGCATCAATAGTCCCGAATCGGCAACAATCGTCCGTTTCGATTGTCCTTGCGCTGTGACGGCGGATAATGTAATCGCTCCGCTCGCCACCTTTATAGTTACAGCGTTACCTGACACACTGACAGCGCCTAGAGTTGCGGCCCCTGTCGATGCAGCGCCCCTGGTTGCGGCCCCGTCGGCCTCAATCTCTCCGAGTGTAGCCGCTCCGCTGGATGTTTTGGTTGTAGTTGCCGTGCCGTCCGCCGTGATAGATGGCGTGATAATATCGGCCCGGTCAATTGTGATCGTCTCCCAGAGATCGGAGACCGTCAGAACGCCGTCGGCGTCCAGGTTTAGCGTTCCTTCAAATCCGTTCCATGTGTCAGTCGTGGCCGCCGTCGTGTAACCTAGAACAAGGACCTCAGTAACGCGACAGTTGCCATTGGAGTAAACCCACATCCGAGTGTCAGCATCTTGACCAACGCCAATTCGCCAACAACCTATCAGAGAGTCAAACTCTATCCAGTCCGACTGAGGATCGGATTCTTCATCAACCGGTAACTCAAACATCTGACCGGCGAGCGTCATCTCGCCATTGGTCTGTCCGGATTCCGCCGCAATCGTCGCCACGTTCTGGCCATAAATCCAAAACTCAATGCGTGATTGAACCGCGTTCCAGAGCACGTAAGTATCGGAATCATGCGACCGGATGACCTGGTTGCTTGCCCCGTCGGCAAAACCAGTCGTAACGGTCGTAAACCCATCCGCCGTCAATGCCTCAATGATCGCTGTGCCTGTCGATGTCTGCGCCATGGTTTACAGCCTATCCCTGATCGGTTGCCGCCCCGTTTTGAGTTCTGGCGATTGTTTCCATTTGCCGGATGTGCCTGAGTTTGTTTTGAATCGCTTCGTCCGTGTAGCCTTTAGCTCGCAACTCGTCAACTATTTCGCGATCCTGTGGCCTGATAACAAACGCCGCGCCCCTGACCTTGACCCTTACGTCCATCATATTGAGTGTCATGATGCAGGCACCGTGATCGTGAGGCTCGACATGGCCACTTGCTCAGTGGCGGCGATCGTTGTTGACGTGATGTCGATGTCGGACCCGGACGTTGCAACTGTCATACTGAGCACCTCTGTGTCGTTGCTGTCGTAGATTTTGGCCTGTGTTACTGTGCCTCCAGTCGCGCTCGTGTCGGACGTGATCGTATCGGCAGTGGCAACCCCTGCCGCCGCGTCGCCAAACGCCGGATCGCTAAAGGTCAGCGTGGCAACTTCGGCCCCTCCTGCCGTTTGAAACTCCAAATAACCAGCCGCCGCGCCCGCATCAATAAGGTCAACGATGGCATCACACGCGGCGTTACGCGCCGCTGCTGTCAGTGTCGGCATTGTTTTCAACCTCCTCAAAATTTGATAAAAACTGGATAAAGCACGCTACCGCGTCCTTCTCGTTTTTGTGTTCTGACTCAATCAGCACCATTTTCTTCAGCCTCCTTGTCCAAATTGAACCCAAGGCGCTTGTTGGCCCGAGATATTTCACGAAGCCGCGATGAAAACTTGATGAAAAACTCCACCGCATCGGCCTCGGTTTTGACGCCTCTGAACGCATTTTTTACGCTCAAATCCGTTACATTCCCGCCCGGCGTTCCGCCCATCAGATATTTGCAAAAATCCCAATAGGGCGTTTTCTTTTTCGCCATTTTCAGTAACCTCCTTGTATTGACTGGTTATAAGGCAATCTAACAATATCGCCTATTCTCACGTCCTCAGCCGATAACACGACTAAAGATTTTTCGTTATCATTTAGTTTTGGGATGGCCCAAAGCGTTCCGAAATCGACGCTATCAAACGACTCAACGCAATCCTCGCCGTCCCAGACCCGGACCGGGCGCGCATGCCCGAACGGATAAGTGTTCATAGTGACCATCCTTGCTGATATTGCCGCAATAAGGCGACAATATCCGATTGCATTATTTCTGGCCAGTTGCTCTGGATCGCGCCAGCCACATTTTCAAATCCTTTGCCCTCAGCGTTTGACCATATACGCTTGACCATCATCAGGATTGGAAGTTTGATTCCCTCAGGCGCAGGCCTGTCACCCGTGGCGCCCGTGTAACCGGCAACATACGTGACAGCGTATCTGAGGCTCCCGTGTGGCCACCTTCGGCACGTTTGCGGGTTGCCGTAGTATATGCGGCCACCATTGACGGTGTAGTCAGTGTCAGCGGTCAGCGTTTCCGCTGGCGATTTGTAGCGATCGACGATTGACGTAACGGACACGAGCGGATGCCACTCAGGCTCGATATAATTGAGCGCCCCGTTTTGAGCCTCGTCTGTGATTGTTGTTTCCGAAAATTTCAGCCCGCAGAAATCCTGCACGAATGCCTCGCAGTGATTGAGTAACGCCTGTAACGGCGCGCTGGCCGCCGTCTCCGAAACCCGGATATATTGCGCCGCGTCTGAAACAGTCAATAGATCGCTCATGGTGTTACCGTCTCCGTTGATGTTGGGATGTCTGGCAGCATAGGCAATCCAGCGCTGCCGATGGCGCCTCTAACAGCCCCTTGCATCAGCCCCCTGCCCAGCGCCTCAATGCCTTGCGCCTGTGCTGTCTGGTCGATTGAGTCGGTTCGTTGCCCGGTCCGTATCTCTCCTGCCTGTTTCCCGTCCCAGACGTACTCCATGCCGACAATCGATCCGTCAATTTTGGACCATGGCGCGGCGAGTAGGGTTGTTTTATGCGTGGTTCCGTCTTCGTCCACGAAATCAGTATGGACGTAGGTGCACCCGGTCATCAATAGCATCACAATGGCCATGATTGCGATAATGACCCAGTTGATCAAAAGGCATTTGTCAATCCATATCGATCGTTTCAATTTCGCGTTGACGGATTCGATTTGATTATTGATATTCAGAACCATTCCGTGATTTCCAAAATCTTGATGCATCTGGCGTTGGCGCTCCAGACGTTCAATATTGGATTTCAAAAATGCGATATAATTTCGGCTCATTTTATTTTCCCCACAACATAAACATTATGATTGCGAAACATGCTATCATCGCGATAACTGACCATATATAAGAGCGCATCTCATTCTCCCTCCATTCTTATTTCAGTCCTAGTTGTTCCTTCAATCCACATCGCCTCATACGGTTCGCCGTTCAATTGGTATTTGATGCCAGTTACAAACTTGAGTCCATCAGCCAGTTTTTCTTTTCGGCAATAGATTGAATCATACACCGTGTTTGTTGAGGCTGTAGAAACGTCAAATGTTCCTTTAGTGCCTATGTATCCATCATCAGTAAGTTTTTCTGTCAAGACAGACACTTGCTCCTCCAGCCGTCCAACTCGATCTAATGTTGATTTCGTTTCAGAGGGAAGCATTGAAAAGATAGTAGTTAAAATAGCTGTACCAATAATAGCAAATAAGAAAGCTTTGAGTATTTCAGGATCAAACATCTCATTCCCCCTCGACTACAATGGTTATGCGTCCGGTCCATTTTTGAGGCGTCAGACCGCCCGGAGCGCCCGGCGCTTGCGTGTCGTCCGTTGTCGCTGAGACGATATTAGATGGCAAACTCTCATTGTCGGCGTCGTCAATCGCTGTGACGAAATACCATCGCTCAACCTCGCTAGGAAGCCCGGCGTCGGTGTAACTGGTTGCCGTCGTAGTTGTAACCATCTCATAATCAGAAACGTCTGCTTCAACATCGGACCTATAGATTGCATAATGCGACAGGTCCGATTCGCTGTTCGCATCCCATGAAAGCGCAATGCCTGATTCACGCTCCTCTGGAGGAGTGTATGCGTCCCCGACTGTTTGAGCGATTGCGCTGGCTATCAGCATTGCAATAAGCGAGGCGATTATTATCAAAACTTTAGAATTTGTTACCATGGTTCGTAACCTTTTCTGATTTCGAGTAAATCATATCCGGTGTTTGACGCAGACCATTTAACTGGATCATCAGAGAATTTGATTTGTTCGATATTGAAGTTTTTTTCGTCGTTAATCAAAAATCTGAACATCCCAAGAAGGGCACCCTTGCTATGCTGCATCGGACCAAGCCCCATAAGAAGCCCGCCGAATTTTCCACGAGTAAAAACTGCACTCTCGTTGTAAAACGCATACGGTTTCGCAAATGGAACTCTCAATTTTTCGTCAGGTCCAAAAATCCCGGTAGCCAAAGGAGATAGATTAAACTCGTCAGATTTAGGGCCTGCCATCATAGTGCAAATTTCTGGCTCCCATTCGATACTACCTGCGATAGCGTTCAAATGTTCGCCATTGCTTTGGCATGATAAGTACACATCAACAGCGTTTCCGATTTGCATTTTCAACATTCTTACATCAATCATTTTTCGCCCCCTGATTTGATTTTCTCAGCTGCGTCAACAACACCCTGCGCTGCGAGATAACCTAGCGCCAGCGTAACGATGCGCTGGGCCAAGTCCTCTTGCTCCGGCCACATCGAGCCGACGATAGCGACTACGCCTGCGCCGATGGCCACCCACAATTTACGGCTTTTCAATCTGTTCATTTTTCAACTCCTTCAATCTCTTCAGTTCTGCGAGCACTCGCAATTCGTATTCTTTTGTTGCTGCCTTTTTCCAGCCATCCGGCCCGCCGTTCCAAATGCGCGCCAGATCGCCAATACTAAACTCTCCTGCGGCGTCTGGCATCCTGTCGGTAAGGCCAAGGCTATGCAGACGCGCCTTTTCCTTGGCGCATCGGACGCCGTAATACTCCGTATAGATTTCAAACATCGCACGAGATTTTTTCTCATTTTTTCGGTCATCATACTTGAAACCGACGTTTGGCCCATGCCCCATTATACGGTTGACGTCGTTCACGCAAATCTCCCAAATCTGCGCAATGCCAACAGCCTTCCCGCCATCGCCAACAGCGTTCGGGTCATGCCCTGACTCGACATAACAGATAGCAGGCCATAGCCTATCCTGCCAATCTCTGATTGTTGTTATTATATCATTACATTGCCGCAACTAAATATCCTCCGACTCCAAGGATTGCTGCCGTTATGACAGCCCCAAATATCCGCATAATCCATTGCATGCTCCGCTGGTGATCCGCAAGATGTCGATCATGATCTGTTTGCAAAGCGATTAACTCAGGACATGGCCTCTGCCTGCTGGACAGATGTTGCAAATTGACGCTGATAGATGCCATTGATTGATTGATATTTGACAATTGATCAGAGTGGCTGTCCATTTTTGAGGCTAACTCGTGGATGCGTGTTTGTTGTTCACCCAATCGTTCATCAATACGTTTTATCGCTTCGTCAGATTCTCGCCGATAAACAAATTTATTTCCGTTGTTTTCTTCCGGCACAAATTACCTCCTACGGTTGATTCTGTATCCACTCAACAATCTGGTCCACCCTATTGCGTTCCCTCAACACAGCCTGCCTATTTTGCAGGATATACTTTTCCTGCTTTTTCACACGCCGCACAAGACGCTTGATAATCTCATGCTGATAAGAGATCAGCGCCCCATGATCAATCCCGTAATACCCATTCGGCATCCGCCGCTTCACAAACGCGGGCATATCCTGCGCCCTGAAGCCCAGCCGAAAATCAGAACTGCTATCATTATTCCTCAGCCTGTACAAAATAGCAGTCGTCGCCAGCGTATCCGCCAACGTCTCAAGCGTCTCCGAAGTCAAAGCCTCCCCTGCGATGTCCTTCAGGCTCTCATCCGAAGTCGCCACAAAAGCCGCTCCATAGATATTCCCGCTTGCGTCAATAGTCCCGCCGACATTGAGCGTTGCACTGGTTTCATTTGTATTTATCGAGATCGACTCCACAGCACTATGACTTCGCGCCACCTCAGCCCGTTGATAATACAACTGAGCAACTTCGTCAGCCGATAATGCGCGGTCATACATCCTGATAGCGTCAATTGCGCCATCAAAATAATCTGTTTTTGATGCCCGTGCATCAGCGCCTATAAGGACGCGTTGAGCGCCGCCAGAATTATAATCCGGTCCGTCAGCAATAACCAATTCAGCGCCATCTAGATACAGTGTAGCAGACGATAAACTATCCCATATGCCAACAATATGATACCATTCCCCGGCTGACGTCAAAGCGGCGTCGGCGAAAAAATCATTATACCCGCCGGATGTGGTATAATAACTAATAACCAAATCCCCTGTATCGACAATTGCTAATTCTATTTTTGAGCCAAGCGTTCCTAAAGGGGCGTCGATGATCAACGGCATCGGACCTGTCAACGTATCAGGTCTCACCCACATAGACACGGACCCAGAGCCACCAGCGGCAATGTTTTCTGATACCAAAATAGATGTCGGGAGGTCTATATAATCATTCGTCCCGTCAAACTCTATTGCCGTGCCGATTATTCCATCCGTCGTCAACATAGCCCCACTCACCGTTCCATGATTTGAATATTTACTACTATCAAAAATAGTTGTAGAGTTGATCGATTCTGGATTCATTGACAACCCCAAAACCATGGATGTATCGCTCACCTGATGGATCGTCGTAGTAATTAGATCACCGCTAATGGTCGCATCGTCCGCAACCGTCAGGTCGTCTGTGGCGGCCAGGTCGGCTCCTGTTACCGTACTCGCCGCAATGCTATTATCCCCCAGGTCCACATCCTTTATTGCATTGGTATAAGTCACATAATTATTGCTTGGAATTGCGATCTCATACCAACTCCGCCGATCCGTCCCCTCAAGATAAATCGTTATCTGAGGATCAACTCCACCGCTTAATTCATGGGCCACCAACTCCAAAAGCAAGACGTCAGTTTCGGCCAATGCAGTTGGAGGGATTTGTGCATAGATGTCTAGCGTCTCGATATCTCCAGTCAGAGGGTCACTGTCGCTTGACGTGGCGATTAGCGTATTGACTCCAGCCGCCGATCGTTTGTACAGGTTGTAATATATCGCGACATCAGCCCCAGCCGTTTGCTGCACATGTAGGTGTAGGTGACTTGTTGAGTCTCCGAGTTGCGTTATCCCCAGAGTACATGTAACCCAACCGCCTAGGCTCTGCGTCGTCGTTGCGACAGTGGTTGAAAGAGTGGCCTCAGCGCCAGGCGCATCAAGCGATAACTGCCTATACTGTGGCCACACGGTACAGGCATCATCAAATAGGTCATATATAATATTCCCTTGCTGAATCCCAGTTATGCCGCCGCCATCGCCGAAAAGTGACGTTGCGACAACCGTCGTTGCTGTGACCTGTGACGCCGTTACTGTCGAAGCGTCAACCTCTCCAGCCGTAACCGTGCCGCTGCTCGCGTCGATGTTGTCGGCGTAAAAATCACCTGTAATTGTCAGGTCTCCGGCTAAAGTCCCGAACGTCATAGAGTTGCCAGGCCCGCCAGAAACCGTAAAATCATCAACTGCGCCAGCGCCAGTTATGGCCGACTGAAACCCGCCATCGATTGAAAGATTCCCATCGGCTGAATAAACAAATCTGTCGGATGTCCCGTCGTTGAAAACGAAACTGTCAATGCCGCCGCCGGTGTCCTTTACAGTAAGCGTACTTGTCCCGTCGGCGTGGGCGATCCTGTCCTTATAATCAAGGCTCACAGTCGCCGTGCTGGCCGTCCCAGCGCTTGCCGCGTAAGTCGCCGTTGTCGCCGTATCAGCGCTCCCCGCGCTCACAGCATAAGTCGCCGTGGTCGCGAGTATGTCAGCGGTCAGGTCCGTAAAAACCGTCAACGTTTCGCTGGTCCACTTTCCGACAATTTCCCCATCGGCCCCGAAGTAAATCGTCGATGGCTCACTTGTCAACTGCGTCGCGACATAGGTCTCGCCCGCTTGGTCATAGATCACGGATGATGCTGCGACAGCCGTGCCGGTCGTCGCCTCCGCCTCCGTCCCCAGCCCGCCGTTATAGATCTCCTCAATTTCTGACACGGACAAAGCGTAATCGTAAACTCGAAAATCATCAATTGAGCCCGGGAATCCGTATTCATATTCGATCCCGGATGTACCGTAATATCGCCCTCCAATTGCGATCCTGTAACTCCATCAACGTACAGGTAGCACGAAACCCCTTCAGTAACGACAACCAAATGATGCCACTGCCCCGGCGCGTAAGTGTCCGCCGTTAAATCTGTCGCAGTTGACCCGCTGAGAGTTGATCCATCAAACAATTTGAATTTATCGCCATTGAAAAACCCAACACCGTATCCAGTGTTAGCATTCCCAACATAACAAATAAGGCCAAGGTCAGCAGCAGGAATCGAACTGTAAGGCTTGGCCCATACAGTTATAGTATGCGTGGAGTTTGAGATCGTGCCGCTAATCGACCTCCGCGCGCCGATGCTGAGATTCCCTCCACCACCGACAAAATCAGGATTGTTATCAAACGAATCCCAGGCCCTGCCGATTTTTGCGGTTGTGGTTGTCCATGCAGTATCAGATGTATTTGCAGTCAAATCGCTGTTGGTTATCCCTGAATCCTCAACGTTGAAGCCGCCGTCATTGTCATTCAACTTATAGTGATAAACCGGCGCCGCCGTCGTTGTGGTGGGCAGGAAAACGGTCTTATCGGACGTTTGGAAATCATAGTAACCTTTTACTGCATACTCAGTGACGATTGCCGTCGTGCTGCCATCCGTCATCAACTGATCGTTGCTTATTTCGTTCACCTCATAGCCTTTTGATGAGTCAAACCGGACATCCTCAACATCAAACCCTTTTTTGGGCATGGTGATTACGTCCGTCTTGATAGCCAAAGCCGATGAGATCAAAAAAATAATCAATAAAATCAGTGTGGATTTGCGCATGATTGCTCCTCTGTTTTTAGCAGGGCAGGGCAGCCGAAGCCGCCCCGCCTTGTTGCCACGGTGGACACGATCGGGGTTATCGATACGAATCGACGTAGATGGTTATCGTTCCGCCGCGAGCATTGCCTGCGTTTGTGATTGCCAGCGTCATAGTCCCCATCACAGGGATTTTTGTAACTGTTGAGGTTGAGTCGTCAGTCACTTTGAGCACGGGGCAAAACGAGTCATCAGTTGCCGTCGCCCAGTTGGCGCCGTTGGCCTGCAAAACGTCGAAGTTGTCAGAGTCCTTGATTGTAAAATCATACAGGTTTGTCGGCGATGTTGCGCCGTCGTCAGATGTGACTGCCACCCGCTGAATATACCCGCCGCGAATGGTCAGTGTGTTGTCAACGACGTTGCCGCTGGCGTCCGACGTCCAGTCATACTTGTACTTGTACAGGCTCCCGACGTTGGATTGTGACAGCGTCACAGTGCCGCTTGTGGTCGCCCCGTAACTCAAGCCACTGATCGCCAGGATTGCACATACCGCAAAGATTTTGAAGATGTTCCGCATTTTATTTTATCCTTTCTGGATTTTTTTTGTTGTTACTCCGGCCGTCACCGTGAGGCTATAGGCGGAGGGGGGTAACCGCCGACGACCAGAGAGCCCCATGTTGTGAGTTATGCGTTGAGTACTGCGAACGATGAGCCGTGAATAACCTCGCCGCCAACATGAGTCATCAGGCGGAAGCCGACCTGACCTTTGGCGAAATACACATGGTCGGAACGGTCAATTGTGATACCGTCCTCAACGGCCCAGCCGTAATCCATCATGTTTCCGAAAATGACATCGCCCTTTGTCCCGAGCGAACCCAAAGTCGCAGGCGTGGCATTGACGAACTCATGAGATGTGTACCGGCGCCCTGCCAGGGCGGAGCGGATAGGCATTGCCGTATCAGTCGCGAACAAGGGCTTCCCCTCGTTATCGGTCTTTTTGACCAAGTGCTGCTCCACGTTGTCGGCAATCACAAACATGCCATACATGCGCTGACCCATTTTCACACCGTAAATCAGGCTGTTGAGGTCCTCCCATTCCACGGCGCCGGTCCCCTGTCTATCAACGCCGGTCGTGCCGGTGTTGACGAGAATTCCCTCCGGCTCACTGCTCGAATCGCCTGATCCAAACAGGATTTTCTTTGACCACTCATAACGCGCGGCGTCGCGGAACAATCTCACAAGTTCCTGCTCAAGAGAGATTGCCGGACGGTTGAGAGCCTCAATCGACAGAGCAGTGATACCCTGCAATTCGTGGGTTTTGATTGACCAGTCTGCGAAATACGGCTGTGTGGAATCCTTCGTGTCGCCCTCGGTCGTTGACCAACTAAACGACACGCCGCCGAAATTCCCAGCCTGACTCTGGTCCAGTTTGGGATATTCAGCGCGGCCTTTTCCGGCAGGAATCACCCGGCAAAAGTCGTACAGAGTCGGGA